GGTCTAGGAACCATAGAGAAAAGTTCGCCGAGGTGATTGTGAATGAGTGCGCTATGTTAGTTGGCGGTTTGAGGGGTATATATGACCACTAGTCTCGACCTATACGCCACCAGGCGTGGAGTAAAGCATCCAAGGGCAAAGCTTACCGAGGATGATGTGCACCTGATCAGGGCACTATCCAAGGAAGGTTTGTCTCAAAGGGTTATTGCTAGGAAGTTTTATGTGTCAAAAAGAGCGATAGAAGTAATTTTGAATGGTACTGGATGGAAGCATGTTTAGATACAGCACAAACTGGATGGGTCCAATAAATTCTGATTGGATTCAAAAGAATGGTAATCATTGGGCAGCAGGTCGTATAGATGTCTATGGTGGCGATGAACCATACCCGGATGAAATTGGACTTTGGACTATGCATTCAGAAGACTGGAATAGACTCAGTGAATGGCTAAATTATTTCCGCACAGAAACGCAGTGGAACTTAGATCAGATACTCACGGAATATTATAAAACCAATCCAGAAATACGATGGTTAGAGGCATGACCACAACAATAACTTGGAGGCATGTATGACCAAAAAATACGAGATTAATGCAGACGGTCGAGTCGTTGCTCGACGCAACTTTGGCTTCGTAAAGGCTGGAGATGTTGGCGGGTTCGTTGAATCAGAAACGAATCTCAGCCATGAGGGCAATTGCTGGGTCTCTGGAAATGCGGAGGTTTCTGGAGACGCGCGGGTCTCTGGAGACGCGCGGGTCTACGGAGAGGCGCAAGTCTACGAAAACGCGCGGGTCTACGGAGAGGCGCAAGTCTACGAAAACGCGCGGGTCTACGAAAACGCGTGGGTCTGCGGAAACGCGCAGGTCTACGAAAACGCGCGGGTCTTTGGAAACGCGTGGATCTACGAAAACGCGCGGGTCTGCGGAGAGGCGCAAGTCTACGAAAACGCGCAGGTCTGCGAAAACGCGCGGGTCTGCGGAAACGCGTGGGTCTTTGGAAACGCGCGGGTCTACGGAGTCATGAGAAGCGATGGCTTTTCCTTTTGCTATGTGTCCTGCGCCGACAGGGAGCATAGAGTCATTGCAGGATGCAGATACTTTACGATGCCTGAAGCGAGGGAGCATTGGGGAACTGAACACCCAAAACACGAGGAAACTTGCGTAATCCTGGATGCGCTGGAAAGACTAAGCAAAGTGAGGGAGGAGGGTTGTGTATGACCAACGATGAACAAACTTTAAAAGCATGGGACGAATTCTCCGAATTGTTCAATAACGCCATGAATGAAATTGAACAGCAACATGAAGAATATTGGAACTCGCTAACAAAAGAGCAGCAGCTGGCTGCTTTTTGTGCAGTGTCTCGACGTATTAATCAAGGTGAGCTAGTAGATAAAGGATCTTATCGCCATGTTCTTTATAGCGTGTTTGGCTGGGGTCCAGAAGCGTATGCTCCTGCGCAACTAGCAGGTTATCTTGCCATTCATAATGCTATATGTGATGATGATCATGACTACAGACTGCTGGAGTCTTTTTGCAAGAAGTTCGATCTTAGACCTTCCTATGTAGATGAGTGGTTTAAATGAAATACTACTCATACGTTGATTACGAATTTAAATTTAAAAAGCTTTGGGAAAAGTTAGAACAACTTTATAAATAATAAAATGAATAATAACAAGAAATACTATTGTGTTCTGGATAAGCACAATAATCTTTATTGGTCTTACAGCAAGATTGATGCTATATACTGGCATATTCGGTATGACCTTAAAAACCCAGCAAAGTTCTTAGAGCTCGATAGGCTACTTAATGATGTTAATAAAGTGGTAAATATTGACAGATGGCAAAATTCTTAAAGCACACAAATTGTCCCAAATGTGGTTCTAAAGATAATCTTGCTATTTATGATGATGGGGGGTCTTTTTGTTTTACACCTGGTTGTAATTATTACGATAAATTCACCCAAAGTATGGATAATATAACTATGGAAATGTCCGGTGTGGTCGGTTCAATCAAGGACCGAAGAATAACGGAAGCTACCTGTAAAAAATACGGAGTAACCATAGAATATGACGCTAGTGGAAATATTAACAAGCACCATTATCCTTATTTTCACGCTCTCAGCGGTGACCTCTTACTGGTCAAGACGAGATATGTAGCTAATAAAAAGTTTACCTGTTCAGGTATAACACAAGGAGTAGGTTTATTTGGTCAAAACATCTGTAGAGGGTCAGGCAAGTACATCACAATCACAGAAGGTGAACTTGATGCCTTGGCCGTGTCAGAGATGTTTGGCAACAAATGGGATGTCGTGTCTATTCGGACAGGATCGTCCGGTGCCCGTAAAGACATTCAAGAGCAGCTAGAGTGGCTTGAAGGGTATGATAATGTTGTGTTGTGTTTTGATAATGATGCTGCTGGCAAGGCAGCCATTGACTCAGTAAAGGATCTTTTTTCCCCTCACAAGCTCAGAATCATGCGGATGGCCGCAGAGTTCAAAGACGCCTGTGACTATCTGCGGGAAGGCTGCATTACAGACTTTATGACCGCCTGGTGGGACTCTAGGCTCCATAAGCCAGACGGCATTGTCACCTTTGAAGACATCATCAAAGAAGTAGAGGAAGAACAAGAAGATAATTCTGTTCCTTACCCATGGGAAGGTCTTAACGATCTGACCTACGGCTTCAGACCAGCAGAGCTCGTAACGATCACATCTGGTGCAGGTATGGGTAAGTCCCAACTGCTCAGAGAATTAGAGTTCTACCTCTATCAAAAAACCACTGACAACATCGCAGTGATCGCCATGGAAGAAGTTCCAAAGCGGTCAGGGCTTGGTATTGCCTCTTTGCTGGCAAACAAACCACTACATTTGCCCAACTCAGGGATCACCAAGGAAGACAGAATTTATTGGCTCAAACAAATTGACCAGTCACGGTTCTACTTTTGGAAGCACTTTGGGTCTGCTGATGATGAAAGTGTCTATAGCCGCATTCGGTACATGTGTAAAGCATATGACTGCAAGTGGGTCATCCTAGACCACATCAGCATCATGGTGTCTTCTCAGGAAGGTATTGGTGATGAGAGAAAAGCCATTGATGCAATCATGACCAAGCTTAGAACACTGGTACAAGAACTAAACATTGGCATGTTCCTAGTATCACACCTTCGTAGGCCCCAGGGTAGCAAGGGGCACGAGGAAGGTGCTCAGGTGTCTCTAAGTGAGCTAAGGGGATCTGCTGCTATTGCACAACTGTCTGATTGTGTGATAGGACTAGAGCGCAACCAGCAGGCAGAAGACTTCAGAGAAGCAAACACCACCAAATTGAGGGTGCTAAAAAATCGCTTTGCAGGACTGACTGGTAAAGCATGTGAGCTGTATTATGAGCGGGATACAGGTAGACTTGTCGAAGTTGAGCCCCAAGAAGAAGACCAAGAGGTGATTCCGTTTTAAAATGATTCTTTTTACAGACATTGAAGCAGATTCACTTAACCCAAAGCACATCTGGGTTGTGTGTGTCAATGGTCAAGCGTTTCTGACAAAAGAATCCTTCTTAGAGTTCTTTCAAGAGCACCAGTCAGACACATGGGTGTTCCACAATGGGATCTTTTTTGACTGCCCTGTTTTAAAAGACCTGTGGGGTATTGAGATCCCAAGGGACAGAGTGATCGACACTTTGGTCCTTGGGAGGCTTATAGACCCCTCAAGGCAAGATGGGCACTCACTAAGAGCTTATGGGGAATATCTAGGATTCCCGAAAGGTGATCATTCTGACTGGTCTCAACTCACTCAGGAGATGATTGACTATTGCCTAAGAGACGTACAGGTCACTAAAGCCACCTATGAGTACCTGATGAAGCAAGAGCCTTCAAAAGAAGCAATCGAGCTTGAACACCAGGTAGCATGGGTTATTTCTGATCAGATCAAAAATGGATGGCTCCTAGACCAGAGGCAATGCTTTCAGTTCTTAGGGCAACTTAAGGAACGCCTGATGCAGGTAGAGCAATCAGTGCACCAGCGATTCAGACCCCTAGCAGTCTCAGTAAAAGAGATAGAACCTAAATTCAAAGCAGACGGGTCTTTGTCTGTTGTGGGTCTTAAGTTTATGGGGGATCAATTCAAGGATGTCTCAGGTGCCTTCACCCGTGTTGACTGGCCTGAGTTTAACCTGGGGTCAAGACAGCAGATCGGGCGTTACCTACAACACTTTGGATGGAAGCCTACTGAGTTTACAGAGACAGGACAGGCCAAGGTGGACGAGACTGTGCTTGAAGGGGTTCAGATCCCTGAAGCACAGATGATCGCAGAGTACCTGATGATCCAGAAGCGTATAGCTATGGTGGAATCATGGTTAGAGCTGGTGAAACCTGATGGGCGTGTGCATGGTGATGTAAAGACCAACGGTGCTGTTACGGGCAGGATGACACACAGTAACCCCAACATGGCCCAAGTGACTGCTAACGGTAAGCCGTGGGGTAAAGAGTGTCGCCAGTGTTGGATAGCAAAGCCTAAATACACATTGGTAGGTGTGGATGCTTCTGGGCTAGAACTTAGAATGCTTGCACATTACATGAATGATCCTGGATACACCTCAGAGCTTCTGACTGGTGATATCCATACACGTAACCAGAAAGCAGCAGGGTTAGAAACCAGACCTCAAGCTAAGACATTTATCTATGCTTTCCTGTATGGCGCTGGCGATGAAAAGATTGGGTCTATCGTGGGCAAAGGGGCAAAGGAAGGAAAGAAGCTAAAAGAAGCTTTCTTAGGCAACGTACCGGCACTTAAAGAGCTTAGAGAACAAGTGTCAAGAGCATCCCAAAGGGGATACTTGTTTGGGTTAGACAGAAGAAAACTCCACATAAGATCAGAACATGCCGCTTTGAACACCTTACTGCAATCAGCAGGTGCCATAGTGATGAAAAAGGCACTATGCATTCTTGATCAGTATGCTAAACTCCAAGAACTAGATTTTAAGTTTGTTGGGAATATCCATGATGAAATACAAACTGAAGTCAGGGCAGACCATGCTAAAAAGTTTGGTTGGTTAGCAGTTGAATGCATCAAAGCAGCAGGCTTGCATTTTAATCTTAATTGTCCTTTAGACGGTGAATATCACATTGGAAACAATTGGAGCGAGACACACTAACATGAATAACTCAAGCAGCAGAGAAGGTGACTTTGCAGAGCACTATGCCATCACATGGCTTTGGGATAACGGCTTTGAAGTCTACAAGAATGCAGGATGCACTGGTCCTGTAGACATTGTGGCTATCAAGAATGGTAAAGTACATCTTCTCGACATCAAGTCAAAGGCGTCTGAGCTTTCATGGGGATTCAAAAGAACCTTTAAGCAGGAAGCCTTGGGTGTACAGATCCTATGCTTCAACCCTAAGAGTCGCAAGCTTCGTTTTGTAAGGCACCGCAAGTAATATATGAAAATCTTTAAACTGGTACAAGATATTTACACCCTGGTCCTGACAAAAAGGGCACCGCCTGGGGTTGATGTAGAAAAAGAGATTGATGCTTTTGGAGAAGCAGTCAAGGATCTGATGCGTAAGGAGTTCCTAAATAAAAGCTTTGATGCACGTAAGCTCAGGCTTTCTAACATTGGGCGTGATGATCGCTACCTGTGGAACCACTATCACTCTAAGGCTAAACAGAAGTATCGTCCTGAGAATCTTATTAAATTTATGTATGGACACCTGATCGAGGAGATGCTGCTGTTTCTGACCAAGATGTCAGGGCATCAAGTCACCCATGAGCAGCACCCATGCACTGTAGGGGACATCAATGGCAGCATGGACTGCAAGATTGATGGGGTGGTGACTGACGTTAAATCCACCAGCACCTACGGGTTTAAGAAGTTCAAAGAAGGCACCCTAGCTTGGGATGATGACTTTGGTTATGTGGCTCAGATCAAAGCATATGCACACTCAGAGGGTGAAACCAAGTATGGCTGGCTGGCTATGGACAAGCAGAATGGGCACCTGACCTATCTGCTTTATGATGAGCAAGACACACAAGCTCCAATCCACAAGGATATCTCTTACTCGATTGAAGATCGTGTTAAGCACATTAACCAAGTTGTCAAGCAACCAGAACCACCCAAGCACTGCCATGATCCTGTTCCTGATGGTAAGTCAGGCAACCTGAAACTGGACACTGGGTGCTCTTATTGTCACTTTAAGAAAGTCTGCTGGCCGGAAGTTAGAGGATTTGTGTACTCAAATGGCCCCAGGTTTCTGGTTAAAGTAGTTAATGAGCCTAATGTGCCTGAGATTCCTAATGAGCAAATTGAGTAATCACCACCACTGGGGAGGTCTTGAGCCTAACCCCGACTGTTTTTTTGGTTTTATCTATCTTATAGAAAACACCATAAACGGCAGGCTGTATGTAGGCAAGAAGCAATACTGGGCAGCTACAGGCAACTTTAGGAACAGATCAAGCCATATATCAACTGATAAGTGGCGACCTGAGCAATGGAAGCCTAGCGACTGGAACTACTATACAGGGTCTAGCAGAGAGCTTAATGCAGACATCAAGAAGTTTGGTAAAGATAAGTTTAGATTTATTATTCTAAGCCAACACTCTACCAAAGGTGATCTTCACTATGAAGAAATAAAAGAACAGGCTGTAAGAAACGTCTTGGCAGAGAAGCTTACAGAAGATGTGTATCTATACTACAACAAAAGTATAGCTGCTATTAAGTTCAGACCGCCTGATCATCATAGTGACTCTGCTAGAGAAAAGTTGTCTCTTTTAAATAGAGGTAAAACCCTCACTAAAGAAACTAGAGAAAAGATATCTCTTGCTAGGAGGGGTGAAAAACACCCACAATTTGGAAAACCTCATTCAGAATCAACGAAAGAAAAGATGTCTCTTGCTAATAGGGGTGAAAAACACCCACAATTTGGAAAACCTCTTTCAGAAGCCAGGAAAGAAAAACTGTCTCTTGCTAACAGTAAACACATTTTAGCAATAACAGGTTTTTCTTCTAGGGAAGAATTAGAAGCTGCTGTTATTAAAAGTTATGAAAAAACAAAAAGTATGAATAAAACAGCAAAAGAAATAAAAATATCTCAAACAGCGGTTTGGAACATAATACAAAAACACAAGAAGGACACCATATGAGCATTGACAAAGCCACCCCTTCAGAGTGGGATGCAGTTTCTAAACCAAAACATTATAACCAAGGATCAATTGAAGCTATTGATTATATCAAGCAGCAATTAGGAAGCACGGCGTCTTCATATTACGAAGGTTCTGTGTTAAAATACCTCCACAGATACAAATACAAAAATGGCCTAGAAGACCTTAAAAAAGCTAGGTGGTATCTCGATAAACTTATTGAGGAGGTATTCAAATATAATGGATAAATATATTGACTTTGATCTTTATCAGCGTCTTGCTTCCAAGACTGCTATTTATGAAGACCGTATGTATCCTGTAGCTTCCCTGATGGTTGAAGCTGCTGAGCTTGCTGATCTGTTTATCAAGCCTATGTTGCGTGGTGATGCTGTTTCTATTGAACGCAATAAGGTGGTCAGCGAAGCTGGCGATGTCCTTTGGAACCTGGCAATGGTTCTTGATGATATGAACATTAGTTTTAATGATGTTGCACGTACCAACATCTCCAAGCTTGAAAAGCGTCTGGCAGAAGGAACTATCCAAGGTCGAGGAGATCGTTAAAGATGCATGTCATTCAAGGTAACTTTGGCAAGAAAGACCAACAAGAAGAAGAAGTGATGACAGTCGCTCAGCTGCTTAAGGAGGCTGAACTTGATGACGTTTTGCCTGATGCTTGTATTATTATTTTTGAGAAAGGCGATCACGTATATACGCTCACCACACCTCAACTGAGTGTTGTGGAAATCATGGGTGCTTTTGAGAGGCACAAGTTTATGATGCACATGTCTGTTCTGGCCAATGGAGGGGAGGATATTTGATGGATCTATATCAGCAGTACATTCATAAAAGCCGTTATGCACGTTATCTTCCAGAACAGAACCGAAGGGAGTCTTGGAAAGAAACTGTAGAACGCTACACGGGCTATTGGACCCAAAAGGGCCTGATCACCAAAGAAGAAGAAGCTGAGATTTTTGAAGCTATCTTTAACATGGAAGTGATGCCTTCAATGCGTGCCATGATGACCGCAGGTGAAGCGCTTGATCGAGACAATGTAGCAGGATTTAACTGCTCTTATATCACCATTGATAGCCCAAGGGCCTTTGATGAGATGATGTATATCTTGATGTGTGGCACTGGGGTAGGTTTTAGTGTTGAACGACAATACATCAACAAACTCCCAGAGGTAGCAGAATCTTTTTATGACACAAACACCAGCATTCACGTCGCGGATTCAAAAATTGGATGGGCCAAAGCATTCAGAGAACTGGTATCGCTACTCTACTCAGGCCAAATACCCAAGTGGGACATCAGTGGAGTGCGTCCTGCAGGTGCCCCTCTCAAGACTTTCGGAGGCAGGGCATCTGGTCCAGAGCCTCTTGTCAGCTTATTCCGGTTCGCAGTTGAACTCTTTAAGGGAGCAGCTGGAAGAAAGCTTACAAGCTTGGAATGCCATGACCTCTGCTGCAAAATCGCACAAATTGTTGTCGTTGGTGGAGTCCGCAGGAGCGCCCTGATCTCTTTAAGCAACCTGAGTGATGAACGTCTTCGCCGAGCAAAGCACGGACAATGGTGGGTAGATTCCCCGCAAAGGGGTCTTTCTAACAACTCAGCTTGCTACACCGAGAAGCCTGACTTTGAGCACTTCTTGTCTGAGTGGGTGGCTCTTTACGAGTCTAAGAGTGGCGAGAGGGGTATCTTTTCTAGGGTAGCTGCAAAGAAGCAGGCTGCACGTAATGATCGTCGGGATGTTGATTTTGACTTTGGAACAAACCCTTGTTCAGAGATCATTCTGCGTCCTAACCAGTTTTGTAATCTAAGCGAAGTTGTTGTCCGTAGCGAAGATAACATTGAAAATCTAATACGCAAAGTTAGAATTGCAACCATAATTGGCACCCTTCAAGCAACACTGACTAACTTTAGATACTTGAGGAATATCTGGAAGTTTAATACTCAAGATGAGTGCTTGCTTGGTGTGTCTTTGACTGGCATTATGGATCACTATCTGTTGTCCAAGCCAAGGTCTAAAGATTTGCCAAAGTGGCTTAATGAGCTTAGAAATGTTGCTATTGAAACTAACAAGATCTGGGCTAAGAGACTTAAAATTAATCAGTCTACGGCAATCACCTGTGTGAAGCCTTCAGGCACTGTGTCTCAGCTTGTAGATTCTGCCAGTGGCATCCATGGGCGCTTTAGCCCCTACTATATCCGTAGGGTCAGGGCTGACTCCAGGGATCCACTGTGTGGTGCTCTGGAAGCCTCTGGCGTGCCCGTAGAGACTGATATCACTTCTCCCAGTACTAAGATATTCACTTTCTATCAAAAGGCCCCAGAAGGCTCTGTAATGGCTTCTGAGCAGGATGCTATGGAGCAGCTAGAACTGAATGCTGTTTACCAGCAGTGGTGGTGTGAGCACAAGGTGTCCCAGACTGTCTACTATAAGGACTCTGAGTTCTTGTCAGTTGGACAGTGGATTTATAATAACTTTGATGACGTTTCAGGTGTATCCTTCTTGCCGTTTTCTGAACACTCTTATGAGCAAGCTCCTTACCAGGAGATTACCGAACAAGATTATTTGGAAGGTGTCAAGAATATGCCAACGGACATCGATTGGGATCTTATAAAAGAGACCCAAGATAACACTGAAGGGGCACAAACACTGGCTTGTGTGGGTAATGTTTGTGAGTTTGTAGACTCAATAAAAGACCCGCTCTGAAGCTAAAAGGGGGCCTAGAGCCCCCTTATTTTTTCTTTTAGTATTTATCTTTACCCTTATGCTTCTCTCTAGATTCTTTCTTAAGGCACTTACCGGCCTTCTTGCACTTAGCGGGCGTAGGGCATCCTTTACATGGTTTGAACATAATATTATTTTTTCCTCTTTGATGCTGCCTTCTTGAAGGCTTCTGCTGTTGGGGCACCTTTAGTGCCTGGTTTACGCATTCGCTCACCACTGCCTGCGGCTATACGAGCACGCTTCTTCCTGATGTTTTCATAAAGACCTGGTTTTACCATTTTACTTTGTCCGCCCAGTAAGCAGCAGAGGATTTACCCTTTGCTATGTTTTTACCATGTCGAGCTTTGAAGCTCTTTCTTTTCATCTTCATTTCTTCAGATTCTCCTTTCTTAGGTTTTCCTGCTGTCTTGGCACCCTGCTCACCAAACCTGATGATCTTTTCTTTACCACCCTCACACGCTTTAACCACATGAGACTTCTTAGGGTGGCCTGGGGTGCGCTTGGGTTTATTGCATTTGAGGTCTGATTTTTTGATCATTTTGCTTGTTCTTCTTCTTTTTGCTCAAGTGGTGATTCTTCTTCAAGAGTATTATAAAGATTGTTTATGTTTTCAACAAAAGCTGCTCGATTTGAAAACCACACAGCATTTGTGACATCTCTATCCATCGCTTTAACAAATTGAGCGATATTGCGTTTTACTTTAGGACTCTTAAAAGCCCTGTAAGCTCCATAAATAGACCCTACTGTAGCTGCTGCAGCGCCTGCAGCTAGTGCTCCTTGAATTCCTGCAAAGTAACCACTAGCCATAGAAGGAATAGCTACGGCTGCGCCTGCAGCCCCATATCTTCCAACACGCCTGCTGAGAGGTTCTCTTGTACCTACTCCAAGATTTGATATTGTTCTTTGAATAGCATTTGAATCTTCAGCCACAGCTTTCAACTGAACGTTTTTATTTCCACGAATCATGCTATGAAGATCATAAAGACGATCAGCAAACTTTTCATCAGGGACCACAGAATCTATTTTAGAATTCAAACTATGTCTAACAGATTGAATCAAAAGTTCTGCTTGGCTCCTATTTCCTCCTGTTTTTTCAAAGTTAATCCCTGATACTTCAGTATCCCACCAGTCATCAAATTCTTTTCTGACTTGGTAGAGATCTCCAGGAGAGATTTTACCGTTTTTACTATACTTATTTAAAATCAACTTATAGTTGTTTAGAACATTTTTTCTAAGTGTTTTTGCTCCTGCAAGAGTTGGTGTCTCTTTAAACAAAGAACCCATGTCGGAAGCAATTGAAGAAGTAACATCGTTTGTGTTTATTTCTATATCTGAATATTTATTTAAATCTTCTTGAAGAATTCTTGATTGATCCCGAATAAAAGTAGTGCCTTCGTTATAATTTTCTGTGAAAGTTCTATCTTTATTGTAAACTTCACCAAGAAGCTCTGCTGCACGATCTTCTTCTTTATTTAGTTCTATAGTGAGAGTCCTAAGAGGGCCTTTTGGTTTAGTTTCACCAATACGAAATTCTCTTTCTCTTTCTGAGAGAAGCTCTCGATCAGGTCTAACAATCTCTCTAGCCCTAGAGATGTTTTCTTGTGTAGCTGCTGTCTCAAGAGGGGACACACCCTTAGAAAGAAGTTTTCCTACTTGTTCTCTAAAAGCAGCTTTACCGGCACCGCCAGGAGCCGCAAGAGCAAGGTTAGCTGCTGCTTCGATACTTGCTGCTGCGCTTGGGTTTTCTCTAGCAAATTCTCTGTATTGATCTACAGTAAAACCAATGCCTGAAAGAAGCGCCTGACCCGCCTGTGTTTCAAAAGCAGACTTAACTCCCTGCTTAACAGCTTCAGGCGTTATGGCGCTAATAGCACGCCCTGTAACCTCTCCAACAATATCAGAAAGAGTACCGGCCCCTGTTTTTCCTAGAGTTTGTAAGGCATATCCATACACATCCTTAGGACCACCCACTGCAGGAGCAAGCTCTCTAGCTTGAATTTGTTCTTGTTCAACGCCTCTTTTGTAAAGAATATCCTCAAGGCTTTTAAAAAGAGAATCTTGAGTTGCTTCTGGAACCTGAGGGCCTAAAGTAGCAGGTTGTGTTTTATCTTCAACTAGAGACAAACCTTTAGTTGTTTTATCTTCAACAAGAGTTAGCGCCATTATTTGCTCCTACTACTTATATTCAGTCCCGTTGGCATATCTTTTTACACCAAACATATCTTCATAAACAGGTTGATTTGTTTTATCGTCCGTATATTTTTTTACATAATTTTCAGGTTGCGCAAAAAACTCAGTTGGCAATTCAACTTCAAAAACAGGAGATAGTTTCCCTGCTTGTTCTGGAGAAAGTCTAGAGAGTCTTTTTTGAATATTTTCATTGTGTCGTTTAATATCTGCATAAGCCAGTTTTCTTTCAAGATACAGAATTTTTCTCAAAGTTTCTGGAGTGGCTTTGATGTCTTGGCCTGCTAGTTCTTTTGCTGCTTGTCGGTCTGCATCCGAAATAGCTGTACCAGCGCCATAAGTTCCAGTAGCAAGCTGTTTAGCTACTGCTTGTCCACGAGAATTTAGAAAAGCGTTCAAATCCGCTTCTGTTTTAATTTCATCTGGATTTGCAAAACCAAGAGCAATCTTAGCTTGCCTTGTCATTTGACTGACATTAGCCAAAATACCAAAACTTCCTTCTGGAATTTGTGACAAGATTTCTTGTCCTGTTTTGTTATTTTCAAGAACAGACAATGAAGCTTCTGCTGCATCTAGTCTTGTAAAAAGATTTTCTGTTTGTTTTCTACCTATAATATCTTCAACAGGAAGCGCATCAACAGATGCTGTTGTTCTAACTGCAGGCTGTAGTCCAAGATCTTCTATATTTGACCAAGTTCCACCAGGAACCCTAACTTGTCCTCTAGCATTAGTTACATACGTGACATTCCTTCCATCAGGGGTTCTATAGTCTCGTGGAGTACCTTTACCAAAACTTTGAGTTTCTTTCATTAGATTCAAAAGCGGTGTTGGCTGCATACTCAAATATTTAGGCCATTCTTCTGGAGGAACTCCAAAAGCAGTAAGAATTCCTTCATTAGACTTAAAATTCTCCATCAAGCTACCAAAGCTTCTTCTAAGATCTTCAATGTCTGCAGTATCTGCCATGTCTAGCAAGTTTTTACCAGGAGCACCAAGGCTAGATGCGGTTCTTTTCACCATGTCTCTAAAAGATTGTTCACGGCGAGAAGCAGCCTCTTGTGCCCTAGCTTGCTGACCAGCACTAAAAGCACTCAAAGCAGTTTGTACTTCCTGAGGCGTCCTTAGGCCACCAATGACCCCTTGAAGCCCCCCTATGTCCTGAGCACCTAGAGCAGTTTGAATAGCATCCATCTGCCTCTGTTGTGCTTGTCGTTGTGCCTGGGCACCACCCATAAGCATTCCAATAGGCTCAGCAAGACCAGTAAAGCCAAACTGAGGATTCATCAAACCTTGAATAACTGCGTCACTAATTCTTGCCATGATTATTTAATTCCTAAATACGTTGGGGAAGCGTACTAAGATCAATTTCTTGAATAGCGTCGTTGGCGTTGTTTCCTTTGAAAATACCAAGAAAATTACTTAGCATGTCTGTAAACGAATTACCACCCCCGGTTCCTTGTTGACCTTGAGCAAACATTCCACCAGCAGTACCTGTAAGCAAAGCAGTACCAAGCTGACCAGCAAGATTAGCCTGTGCAATTCGACCAGCAAGCAAAGCACTCAAACCGCTCATTTCAGCCTCACCAAACAAACCTGCACCTGCTTGTTGGGCTGCTTGGGCAAGACCAGCACCACCAAGTCCTTGTGCATAAGCAGACAATTGGGCATCAAGAGGCGCATAACCCATCGTTTGATACAACTTACCAAGCTCAGCTTGTTGTGCTTGCTCTTTCATAGCTTGCTCAATAGCCATCAAAGACGCTTGGTTACGTGCCTCAGCCTGTGCTTTGGCAAGAGCAAAAGATTCAGGAGAGCCACCATACTGTGCCGTCTGAAGCCCCAAGCGTCCTTGGGCTGCCAGTCGCTGCTCAAGCTCAAGGCGTGCCCTTTCTTCTTCAGGAGACTGAACGGCACGCAAGGCGTCATAAACTTGCTGCTGACGTTGAGCCATAGGGGTAGTGGCCTGACCATAAAACCCTTGAGCACCCGTCATAAGCTGATTTTGCAAAGCTTGCTGCTGGGGGCTTAAAGTGGACGTGTAGCCGCCTTCTGGAGTAGCCTGAAGAGCACCAAGACCAGTTGTGACCGTAAAGGGTCTAAACTGGGATAGCTCAAGAAGCTGTTGGGCTAGGGGCTGTGATCTTTGATAAGCAGTTTGTCCTGCTTGACCAAGTTGTTCATAAGCTTCTTTAGCCAGAAGACCCCCACCAAGAAGACCAGCACCTTGTGCAAGACCTCCGGCATTATCACCAATAAAACCAAAAATATCAGACCACAAAGACATAATTTTTATCCTTAAACTAGTTTACCAAGTAAAGTAAGCACATTAAATTCCTGCAAGGACAAGTAATCAGAAACAGTAGCTTCCATACCAACCACAATGCTTGTTCCATTGCTTGTAGTGTTGATATTAGGAGTAATGTAACTAATACCTGCAGTGTATTGATCTATGCCATATTGTGAACTTCCATAAAAAGCATTATTGCCATAATCAGCCAAAGAAATTACAAATGAGTTAGTAGCACCACTAAAGTCATAACCCCACTTAAAGGAAACTGTTGAAGAACTACCACCCACAACTGTGGGTCTAAGTTTCTTCAAAATCTTGAGTCTTGAAGGTGCTCCAAAGGTCAGATTAGGGCTGTAGTATTTAACAACAATAGGGGAAGTATTGTCTGTGTAACCTGTGTACTTACCTATGCCTGATGAAGTTCCAATATAAACATCACCGTTCACCAGACGCATAAAACACTTAAACTTGTCAACAGGCCACCGAGTAACACGATAGGCACCATTCTCCAAAACACCCTTTACATCAAAGCAAAAGATAGTTGTGCTTGTTGGAAAATAAACAAGGTAAAAAGAATTCTCTGGACTGTATACTGAAGCTAAATTTCCTGTTTCTCTTTGGATAATAGAAACTATATCCGTTTTGATATTTTTAGAAAGATCATTCATAGGAAGTGATTTTTCCTGAATGGTCCTTCCAAATGCTTTAAGGCCAGAGTAGCTCATAAACAACACATCAGTGCCTATGTATTGAACAGTATCTCTTGAGATACACCCAACACCAGACACAGTGTCAATAAGCTCCATAGTCCCAGGAGCATCAGCCCCTTGGTACACAAGGATGCTATGCTCGCCAAAGATGATCAGAAGATTGTTGTGTGCCGCCAAGGCGACAATTTCATCATAACCATCAGGCCACACCTGGGTTAGATCAATAGATCCTGAAGTACCACCAGACCAAGCAGCACCAATCAAAAGATCAGACCAATACACAGTGGACTTATTAGAGGCTGTATCAGCCACCCAAAGGCGTCCAAAGGCTGCCAGGACTTCGTTAGCTTGGGGGGCTGTACCTGAGTACGACGGGTGCAAAGAGATCTTGGTGACAGCCCCAAGAGCGTTACTGTACACAAGGGGCTCTTGACCCCTCTGGAAGAAATAAGCATGGTTATTAAAGTTAACCATCTTCCAGTTGTTTGCATTGATCGTATAAGAGCCTGGAGTAGCATTAGTCAAAGTAGTAGTGCCACTCAGGATCTTGTTGTTACCTGTAGAGAAGATAACCTGATTGCCTGAAGAATCTCTAAACTGGTGAATGTTTTGAATAAAGCTTGATCCAAGCTGAGTAGCATTAGTGGTTAGAAGTTCATACCCCTTACGTGCCGCCAGGCGTCCATACTTGTCAATGACACAGTTATCAGCAATGGTAGCATAAGCAGATTCCATCGATAAAACTGAATCTTCAGTGTTAAGCCCCATAAAGCCAGGGGCAACAATGTTTACTGTTTGAAGTTCTTGAGACATCAGACAGTCCTGTAAATCATTTCTTCAGGGTGCTTTTCGGCATCCAGAGAAATAGCATCAGAAAGGTATTTATCTGCAATTGCAAAGTATTCAGCAGCATTAACACCGCCCGTTTCACCTCTCTCTCTAACAGCAAAAGCAAGCGCAAGGTGCATTACAGGAGTCCAAGGAATCTTGATAACATCTGTGTTTCCAGACAACAAAGCTTGCCTAAAGACACCTTTGAAGCTTAGGGTGTAAGTTGCATCAGGGGTTGGATAAAGAATAACCTTCATGTCCCCATTAGCGTCTGTAGTGGTGTAGCTAAAGTAAACTGGTTGACCCTGAAGGGGTGTGTCTGTGTTGTTTTGTACATCAATCCATTCTTTAGATTGATACACAATGTTGTTCTTGTTGGTGGTGTCAAGAAAGTAAAGAAACTTAAAGTCGTTTCCTGAACCAGTCAGAGTATACTGATTAGTACCAGCAACAGTGGTTACAGTTTTAGAGTCCCTAAGGGCACTCCAGTCCCAAGCGTGTTCAGTGGCAGTCTTGGCATCATTAACCAAGTCACCAATCAAACTTGAATATGTTGTTTCTGAAACAGTATCAACCTGATCTTCTCGCATCCTACGAAGAACATTGTTAACCAAAGTAAGATAATTCATTTATAAATTAGCCTCTAAGAAGAATTGAGAGAGGATCTTGTCCCCTTGGCTGAATCACAGGAATCACAGGGGCTCTTGGATCAAACCTAATACCACTAAACTGATAAGGTTTATAATCTTCAAACATGCTTTTTTGATCGCCAGTTAGATTAACACTAGGCATAGCAACATTAGGTAGATTTACATTAGGTAGATTAACATCAGGAACATTAACATTAGGAACATTAACACTAGGAATATTAATATTAGGAATATTAAATTCAGGAATTGGTTGGGTAGAAGCAAAAAGATCTATATTTGGAATGTTAAACATAGACTCTGGTTTTGCTGGTAGAACCGCACTAGTGGCGTCTTGAATAGCTTGTTCTACAGCTTCATACCCTTTACTTGCAACTCTTTCAACTTGTTGTGCTACAGGCTGTACAACCCCTTCAACAGCTTCATAAGCATCTTTCATCCATTGTGGTATTTCAACATTACCAGTCAACATACCAACTTTTAGATCATAAGGCATGTTGATGTCATTCAAGATGTTAAAAGCAAGACCTGAATCAATCCCACCAACACCTGAAGCAAGAAGATCAGATACTTCTACTTTTCTAACAGCATCTTGAATCCCTTGAGGAAGAACACTAAGAAGCCCTGTTTGCTCTAGGGTGCCAAGATCCATGTTTTCGATCAGACTACCAAGAGCTGATCCAAAGTCTTCTGTAGACTTATAACCAAACTTGGCAACATCTGCCAAGCTAAGGCCCTCTACAGCCTTGGAAATAACACCTTCACCAACATTAAGACCAAGATCACCTAATGTTTTGCTAAGCATTCCACCAGGGCCACCGGCATACCCAAGGCCAGCAGACACCAAAACGTCCTTGATGTCACCACCTTGGGCAAAAGCACGAGCCCCTTTGATCAAAGCACTGCTTACTTGCGGATTAAGATTACCAAACAAACCGGGAGCATATGTATCTACAAATGACCCAGCACCGGCCATTGCCCCTGCTTGAAGAGCATCAGTCCAATCAGCGCCAGTAGCCCTAGTGGTTGCTGTAGAGGCAAGAGCAGCCCCTACAGGACCACCAAAGTAGCTAGCAAGAGATGTAATAACACCCTGAACAAAGGGGTTAGACAACACCTGTTGTGTTTCACTAGGGTCATTCTCAGGGTTCCAATAGCCACCAATTGAAGGGCCGTAGTCTTGAAGATCCTGATACGGGTTGTCTGAATACTTCTTCCTCTTGGTGCCAATCGAGAAGTGTGCTTCAAAGTCTTCAAAAGCTACTTTCTGAGGAAGATTAAAGTTTTCTCTTACTTGGTTAACTGCTGAAGTAAACTGATTCTTGTCAGTAAGACCAGTCCTATAATCAAGCCAAGCAAGCTCAGTCTGTTCATCTGCAGAGAGATATTTGCGATAGTCTTTATTGTCAGTGTAATACTGGTGCCAAAGCTTAGTATCGTTTACAACATTAGGATCGGTACCTTCTGGCCTAAAGGGGAGATAAGTTTCACCTAAGAATTCAGGACGTACTGTAGTATCAAATCCTGGAGTCTGAGCAAGCTGCTTCATCTCCATAAGCCCAACACGGCGCTTTTCAGGGCCTGCTGTACTATGAGTTACATAAGACCTGCCACCAAAGATATCTTGAGCACCTACCAATGAAGGCATACCTTCAAAAGGTGAAACAATCTGTGGTTGACTTGAAAGATAAGCAGCAACTTCAGCGGGGACTGATACAGGCAAACCACCAAGCATGCTTAGGGCTGATGCTGGAGTCTGTCTAATGGTGTAGTCAGTGTTGCCCAGCATTGGGGGCGCTATAGGGGCCACAGGAGGCGCTACCCTTTGGGTAGGTACTGCTATGCTATTAGAAACGCCCATAGAGGCTTCTAGGGGCCCTACAGTGAACATTCCAGTAGTAGTATTAACCATCTTTTGATTGACCTAACACCGATTTAGTGATCTTTTCAGCACTTCTGCCTACCACATAACCACCAAGACCTAGTTGAAGCAAAGTCCACGCCTCATCCCTAAGAGGGGTGCTAAGAAGCCCCAGGCTATCACCAACACACAGTGCCAAGAATGTCAGCATTGTGATAGGCCTCCATACTGCAGTTAGCCAGTGTTCAGACTTAGCTTCTGCCTCGATAATCTTTGCCCTTGCTTCAAATGAATCCTTTTCGTATTTAAGAACCTGATCAATGACTGTAGCCTGAGTAAGCAAAAGACGCTCTTTGTGTTGTAGCTTTTCTTCTTGACTTGTGTGTACTTGGTCAATAAGTTCTGCTGCTGGCTGAAAGATGCCTTGAATCAGGTTTAACAGGTTCATTTACTTATTAGACAAAGGTTGATTAGTAACAGCCCTAAGAAGAACAACTGAAACTGCTATCAAACACCCCACCAAAGCTTGCCAATGGGGGCCTATTGGAAGCATAAAGATAAAGCCTTGGAGGACGCTAAGGATTGCAATAGCGACTGCAAAGAGCACTGTGCGGGAGCGAAGGAGTTGTTTTAGGGTGGGCATGGGTTACCTCACAAAGCCGAAATGACGAACGCCAAAAGCTCTTCGTAGCGCACGCCATAGCGGTCGCCAGCCGGAACAAGCGGGCTGATCACTGCGCCGTCGTCGGCCAAAACTTCCGGACTTTCTTGCCACTGGTCATAGCAAATGATTCCATATCGCATCGGGTCCAAACCCTCGGCCTGAAACGCAGCCATAACTTCCTGCACAATCACTCCGACATGAATCCGAGCGCCGTCGCCCTTTTTCTGCACTGCGTCTTTAAATCGAAACTTTTTTACAAGTCCTTTAATCGCAATAGCTACGCGCCTTTCTGCTTCATCAAGCGCAGAGATATCCTGCTTTTCGCGTTCGTCGGAGGTGTTGATCGTGCCGGTCCCCGCATAAACTACAGACCATCTGTTTCCTGCACCACCTAAGGCATAAGTATTATCTGTCGCAGGCTGTGTTGATGAGCTTGTGATAAAAACTCGGTTGCTGCCTTGAGTAGCCAAGACCAGATTATTGTTAAAAATCCCGCCGTATGCGCTGCCGTAACCCGTCAGCGACCCAATATCGCCAGATCCGTTGTTGTCATAAAACTGCAGTCTAGCAAAATTTCCAGTAGTTCCGGCTGCGCTGCTGATTGAATAGGTAACATTTTGAAATGCGGTCCCGATCAACTGCAGGGAGTTTTGATTAAATGTTTTTCCCGAAAGTGTTTGTGTATCTGATGTCCCAACAACTACGCCGCTTGGCGCAGACTTGGCCGCCCAGGTTCTTGCGTCGTATCCCAAGAAATTTGCGCTAATTTGCCCAGATGAAACAGGACCATTAGGGCCAGCGTTCGCCGCGCCAAACACAAACAATTTGCTATCAATGCCCACGTGCCCGGCTGGAACGGTAATTTTTAATGCAGTCGAAGATACAAGCGTATTGCTATCAATTAGCATCGGCCAAGCAAAACCGCCGCCAGAAAATGCGCTAGTTGTCTTGTCTATCCAAATGTCCGCGTCATTACTTAAAAACTTGTTTCCGACAATTGTTTTTGCTGCGCTAGAGTTTGGGTTCGCTTCCGCAATGTTGATATATATACCGGCGCCGTTGCCAGAGTTAGTCAGAGACTCAAACTCGCACCCAGAGACTGTTATAACGCATTCTTCATCTGCCCGAATCCCGTACTGGCTTTCGCTAAGAGTGCAGCCAAAAAAAGCAAATGATCCTGCAGATCCGTTTTCGTTGAGAGATGCAACAGTGCCGCAAGCAATTCCAGTGCACCCAAACCAGCGGGTTTGTCCGCCGTTATCTCCAGATAATCCGCGCGCAACCTTCCACCCAGTCGTGCAGTTGTAGACTAGAGCGTTACTAAAAGTGTTTAGGTAAGCAATGCCCGTATAATCAACACCAGTTGTGAAGTATCGGATAGCCACATTGTTCATGTGGCAATGTCGAATATGGAAGTCTCCTCCGTTCACAGTCGTATCAGCACAAACACCGGCAAGCGCGTAAGATGAGTTACTGGGGCCAGAGATCATTAAATTTTGAAAGTGGACATTCAGAATGCCATATGCATTGAACGCATAGTTTTCCTGAGATGCGACCATCTTAAATGCGGGCTTTGCGGCGTTTGTTTGTTGAATTGCCGAAAAGTTGTCATATGAAGAAGCCGTGTAGTCGGCGTATACGTTCCCCATTCCTGCGCCGAAAATTGTTATCGGCCTTGGCAATAGGATTGCATCCGAGATTTTGTATCGCCCTTCTGGGATATAAACACCACCACCAGCCGGACAAGAATTAACAGCCGCCTGAATCGCCGCAGTGTCATCTGCGACTCCGTCCCCCACCGCCCCAAAGTCTTTAACGCTAACAACATCCCTCAACTTCGCCTGCACCGTCCTGGTAGTAGCACCAGTTCCGCTTTGCAAGAAATTTACATCAGCAGAACTTGCGCCAGACTCAAGCTTAGTAGCAATAGCAGTTGAGATAGCATTAAATTCAGTATCAAACTCAGAGCCCCTTACGATCTTCTGAGAGTCACCTGAAGGAAGGGTGTCTTTAGCACCAAAGTTGGTTGTTTTTGTGTAGTTTGACATTTACTTAAAGTTGCCTTGAGATGGTGGGGGCGTGGGTTAAATCCTTACGCAGAAATAGCACCAAATGTTTTCCAAGTCCCAGGTGTTCCTGCCGTTGTACAGACCCAGCCAACATTGCCTCCGGCCACTGGAGCAGTGTTGATTAGCTGATCACCAACAGCATAAGTGCCGGTGGTTGGAGCGGCTGTTCCGTAAATAACAAGCTTGCTGCCCTCGAATCGCGTGTAATCAATCCCGTTTAGCCGTTCAACGCGCTTCCTAACGTTCGCCGCAAACTCATTCGTACTGATTGCCGGAGTAGATCCAGTTGATTTCCACTGCTCGTTTCTAACAAACCCAGTGCCGTCTATCGAAATTGTGTAGTAGTTGTCCGAGCTGGTATCAGTGACGTTTGTGTTTTTGTTCTCAAGCAACCCAATGTTTACTTGTGCGCTGCTGTCAACACGAACCATAGAGGCGCTTGCGGATCCGCTGATATTGATGTTGTTATCTGTCGTTGTGAGCGTACCAACAACATAATTTCCGCCGCTAAAATTGTAGGTGTTAAGCAATCCAGACGACGCAGATTGGTCGCATGACTCAAGAGCCATCGCGTCAATAACGGCGCTACAAGAAACAAACTTTGCAAGAGTTGCTCCCTGAAGATGATCCCCGGCCAAGTTGTTTATGTATACGTTTTGCGTGTTTCTGATATCACACAACGAAGAGCCTGCAATTTCAGACCCAACGGTCTGTACAGACCAGCAGTCAATAAATGAAAGCGTTGTATTTGCTCCGCCAGATAGATCGCCGTAAATTGTGAATGCCGCTCCTGAACATTTGTTAGCGTTAATGTTTACAAATCTCCCCAAAAAAGCGCGGCAACTGGTCAGGTTTGGCAGATAAATCGCATATGTCGCTTTGTCTACTAAAATGTTTTCAATCAAAAACTCGTAAGCAACCTTGCCGGTTGTTGATATTTGGATTGCAGCAGCAGACGCCCCAGTTTGCTGCGCAGCATACGCAAGCGTCATGTCTTTGATTTGCCAAAAAAAGTTTAATGAGTCTTTGTCTACTTGAATAATTGGAACGTTGGTTGCAGAACATACAATCGAAC